GAGATAATGTAATCAATCTGTTTACCCATACCTTGGCAAAGAAAACTAATAATGTCACTCGTACTATCGAACCTAACAAGGTGATGCTCTCTAATCTAATGAAGATCTTTGATCAAGAGAACCGTCACCTACATGGGCGAGGTAGCTATGAGAAATATGGTATACAGAACAAAGGTACTCTGTGGTCTGCATATCAGGCTGCTACGTACTGGTCTAGTCATTACTCCCTACCTACTTATGGTAGACGAAATAATCGTCCAATGCATACTGTGATAGGTGGTAGAGAAGACAAGGTAAGGAAGATGTTGCAGTCACCACAGTGGATGCAACTAGACATAGCTGCATAAGGAATAGGACTATGGAAAAAATAGAGTTAACTGAAGAGCAAGTTAATTATATAGGTACTTGGCTTAATATTTATGATGAAAAAAGATTTGGTGAAAATGCAGAGTATTATGAATGGGAAGAGACTGAACCATTTGATATAACACATGACTATATTTATTTAGTTAAGCATGCAATCAAAGCCTATAATGATGGAGATAGATATACATTAAAGAGTAGACAAGAAATATGGGATATAGTACAATCAGATACCTTTCCTAAACTTGCAAAAGACCATCCTCTTTATGGGATGGAACTACCGGAGTAATAATATGAAAGATCAGAGAGTAATGGGTAAACGTAAGAACAATCCAATAGCTCAACAACTCTCTGATCCTTTATGGAAAATGAAAGTTGTTAGAAGCAGAATGTCATATACTAGAAAGCTAAAACATAAAGAGGAACAGCTCAATGACAAGAAGTGATACTTTATTCTTTTCCCTAACTATCTTCCTATGTGGGGTAGGTGCCGGTACATACATAACTCACAAGGTAGGAGCCTTAGTATGTGGGTAATAGCCAACACAGATCCAGAGGATGAGGACTATCCATTGCCTGATATATTTTTAAATGAGGATGGGTCTGCTAAGATTTTTAAAGATGAGGTAACAGCATGGAAGTTTATGAGGAGGGCTGTAGTGCAACTTGAATTACCTCCTGAACTGTTAGACTTTAATACAATAGAGCTAATGAGGGTACATTGATGACAAATAAAATAGAATATTCCCAGAGAAAATTTGATAACAAGTGGGTACGTTGGGAGTTGATGGATTCCTATAAGCCCACGAGTAAGGGTGGTATTGGTTACACTAACTCATGGAATCGATGGGTATGGGTGATCACTGATGTTTCTAAGGATCGTCCCCGTGAAAGCACAAGGCAGAGTAATTAAGTATATACATCAAGGCCCGGCCAATAAGACTGGCTATCAAGCCTATGTATATAACACAGATGGTGATGTAAAAGTATTAAAAGAATCTGTTGACAAGGATGTAATAGTGGAGTATGTTGATCAATACAATAAGGAGTTAGAGTAATGAATATCGAAAAAGAACTACGAAAAAATGTAAAGGATTTACAGGATCAACTACAACGAGCATATCGTAGGATTAAAAAATTGCAAGGGGATGTGGAATCAGAAAGAAAGAAAGAGTTCTACAATGAAAAGTTTTCTCACAGAGATAAGTCTGGATGGGCCATGATGGAGAGTCCTCCTGAGTATCTTGAGAAGGGACATAAAGAACTGGAATACCCTACGTCAGTATGAACAGGGTCTATCTATTCGATGAGTTAATGAGGGATGACGTGTCTCTCTTAGGTAGAGCAAAGTTTCTGGAGAAGTATGGTAACGATATGGAAGGATACTATGATAAGATATCTGGTCAGAAGATACGAAAGATTTTAGCTGACTCCTTAAAAAGTATAAGGGAAGATAAGTTAAGCACAATGAAACGAATAACAATAAAGGGATGGAGAAAAATGGGCAAGGTAAAAGCATGGCTGATGGACATGGAAGAGGATGCTACTCATATGGATAAGGATGAATGGGTAAGGAAACATGGTCAGTCTAGGGAGTATATCTTTGACAAGGTTCAAGACGAACTGTCAGAGATACAGGGAACATTGGATTTAACAAAGAGCTAGAGAAGTATAATGACAAACTCAATGATGCAAAGGGAACGACAAAGATTATTTCGTTCTATTCGTAGACAATACACTCAAGAGGGTTATGATATGAGGGAATCCAAAAGATTAGCCAAGAGGGAAGTGGATGATATCATGTCGGATAAAGAAAACTTCATAGATAATTTTATACGAGAAACATGGGAAGATGCTGATGAATAATACTGTGACATATGTGGAGTGGATTGATTCCTCAGAGTATGATGATGCCTCTTGGAAAGCAGAGAAGGAGGTAAGGGAACTTACACCAATGAGAATTAAATCATGTGGGTTTCTGGTTAATGAGGATGATATCTACCTCACGTTGTCCGGCTCCATTAATAATTCGGATAAAGAATGTGAGGCACAGTATGGTGGTTTACTTAGTATACCTAAGTGTGCAGTATTAAAACAACTAACATTACATAAGGAAGAAGAGATGAGTGAACGAATGAAAGAAATACATGATGGCACTTGGCCGGGACCGGGGGTGTAATGCAGCTAACTAAACAATGGGTGAACAGAGGTCCATGCCCTGAGTGTAGATCAAGTGATGGTAATGTACAGCATTTAGATGGACACTCATGGTGCTTTGTGTGTAAGACTAGGTTTGGGGATAATATTTTATCAATGCCTAAACAAGAGGTAAAGATAGAGATAAAACCTATGGCTACAAAGGGGAACTGGGGTGGACTTACTGATAGAAATATTTCTAAGGAAACTGCTAAGAAATATGATACCAAGATTAAGGTTGAAGGTACTACGGTAACACATCATCTTTATGGTTACTTTAATGAGGCAGGTAATCAGATAGCTACCAAAGTAAGACAGACTAAAGGTAAAAAGATGTGGTCAGAGGGTGATATAAGTGGAGCTACTCTCTTTGGTCAGCAAATATTCTCCCCCAAGGGAAAATATATTACGGTGTGTGAGGGGGAAGTAGATGCCATGTCTGCACATCAAATGATGTCCTCCAAGTGGCCCTGTGTATCTGTAAAGACAGGGGCTGCCGGGGCATTAGGAGATTGTAAGAAAGCATTCTCTTATCTGGATAGCTTTGATACTGTAGTTCTGTGCTTTGATATGGACAAGGCTGGACGTAGTGCAGCAGGGGAAGTAGCTCAACTGTTTGCCCCCAACAAATGCAAGGTAGCACACCTTGAATATAAAGATGCAAACGAATATCTGAAGATGGGAAAAGGAGAAGCATTCACTCAAGCATGGTGGAATGCACAACCTCATACTCCTGCCGGTATTATTAACCTGAAGGATATAGGTGGATCTTTATATGAAGAGGATTTCTGTGAGACTTGTCTGTATCCTTGGCCTCAGATGAATGAGAAAACCTATGGCATGAGGACAGGTGAGCTAATTACATTTACTTCCGGGGCTGGCATGGGTAAGTCCAGTGTAATGAGAGAGCTAATGCACCACCTATTAAGGAATACGAAAGATAACATAGGTGTGTTAGCTTTGGAAGAGAATGTTAAGAATACAGCATGGAATATTATGAGTGTGGAAGCCTCTGCCAGATTGTACATTAAAGAAGTGAGGGAAGGTTTCACTAGGGATCAACTGGAACAATGGCAGAATAATACCATTGGTTCTGGTAGGTTCTTTGCCTTTGATCATTTTGGTAGTATAAGTAATGACGAGATACTATCTAGGATCAGGTTCATGGCACAAGCTCTTGAGTGCAAATGGATTATACTGGATCACTTGAGCATTCTTGTTTCAGGCCAAGAGGAATCATTTGGAGATGAAAGGAAATCCATTGATATGTTAATGACCAAGCTACGATCTCTTGTGGAGCAGACAGGCATAGGATTGTTGCTTGTATCCCATCTACGTAGACCTTCAGGAGATAAAGGACATGAAGATGGTAAGGAAGTATCTCTGTCCCATCTCAGAGGATCTGCAAGCATAGCTCATCTAAGTGATGGGGTCATAGCTTTGGAAAGAAACCAACAGGAAGATGATGAAGTATTATCTAACACTACAGTAGTACGTATTCTAAAGAATAGATATACAGGAGAGACAGGCATAGCTACTCATCTATTCTATGATAGGAACACGGGAAGGATGACTGAAATTTCAAACCCATTTGATATAGGAGAAAAGGATGCCGACTAAAAAGTTTGACAGAGAATTGTATAATAAAGCAGATACTTTATCTAAAAAAGTTATGAGTGATTGGTTAAAATATGCAGGGTATGGTAACGTAGATTCAGAAGAAGATTATGGTGTAGATATATCCTGCATGAAGGACGGCACTAATTATTTTTTTGAAACTGAAATTAAATATGGTTGGAAAACTGTGTGGCCTGATTCATGGGATGAGATACGTATACCTTATCGTAAAAGAAAGATCATAGATAAGTGGACAAGGGAGGGATGTAACGGAGAATTAATCTTTGTTATATTTAGAAAGGATTGTAAGAAGGCATGGTTCATTAAGGGTGAGCTTGTGAAAGCAAGTGAAGTTAAACCAATTGATAATAGATATGTGAAAGGAGAAAACTTCTATCATATAAAAGTTAAGGATGCTAACTTGATGGATATAGGAGTGCAAGAGGATTAAATATGTTAGTATCCCTGACAAATGAAGCTGACAAACACCTATCGTCTATTGTTAAATCAGAGAAGGCAATAGGCATAGAGCTTGGTGTGAAGGGTGGTGGTTGTGCTGGATTTACCTATCAATGGGATATATTATTTGACATTCCTAACAAGCATGATATAATGCCACTCAAAGAAGGAAAGTTATACATCAAGAAGGAAGCAGCAATGTTACTTATGAATACAACTATAGATTTTTCCACTGGTA